CTAGTATCTTCTAGTATCTTCTAGTATCTTTAACCTAGTCCCTATCAATTAATAAAAAAGAAGAAGAGAATATAAATAGATAAATTAAAAGAAGATAAGAGAAGAGAATGGAAGAGAACATATACATGGACCTATACATGGACCTATACTAGATATAGGACCGCTTAAAGATAATTTCAGATAATTCCAGTGACTATTTCAGCGGTATATTTTAGAGAGTATTATAAATCAATAACCATAACCAAAATTCCTGGACCCTTTATTTTAGGGGGGGGATATTTTGCAATACTAACCATATTTATACGCCATTTCTAAAAAACAAATAATTCATTTTAAAATTATTATTTTTTTTATTAAATTTTTTTATTAAATAAATATTTTGTATTAAAAAGTTATCCACATCTATACCTCTCTTGACAAAGATTTACCAGCAGGTAATAATTATTATTATCGTAATAAATTACTTTAAGAATAATGACTGAAAAGAACTTTTCATTTAAAAACGAAGAACAAAATGAAGAAAAAGCTATGCTCAAAGCAGAAGCTAAATTAGATAGTGTTGAATCCTCTACTTGTGGCGAGGATTCTTTTATTTCTAAGGAAAATATAAATTCAGGAGAAGATAGCACAACAGCTAATGTTGTTTTACAAGACCAAGCAATTTATGAGCAAGATAAAGCAAACAATTCAAGAACCATTACTCCGACTTGGAAGAAAGAAGAGGTTTGGGTTCTTCACCAGCAAGATACTCACCCCAGAACAATCTCTCAGAAAGTTCAATTATCTTTACTTACAGTTAAGAAAATTATTGAGGAATTTACTAAACAAGAGAAAGCAGACCCAGAGAAATTTAATGCAGATAGAGATGTTTTAAGAAATGCTTTTATAAATAAAGCGTGGGAAATTATTAAAGAGGCAGATGATTTAACTTTAGCTAAACTCAAAGAAGGAAAAGCTAGTGCTTTACAGGCGAATATTATTGCTGGAGTTAAGATTGATAAAGTCCTTTTACTTCAAGGCAAAGCAAACCAAATTACTGAACAGAAGCATTACTTGGATAAAGACATGTTCACTGACTTAGCTAAGATTTTGACGAAACGAAGTTATGAACATAAACAATAATTATGAGTCAAATACCAGGAGTTTCAAGATATGATATTTCTCTTCCACGATGGAATGACTTATCAGGTGATACTCAAAACAAAGTAGTAGCTCAAGCAGGTTTAGAGAATTTATGTTTTTTTAACAAACACATTTTAAAATATCCAGATATTACCGAGTATGTTCATGGCGAATGGGAGAATTTTCTTAAAAGCGGAGATAAAAAAAAGAAGTTGTTATTAGTTCCGAGAGGTCATTTGAAAACAACTTTTATTACAGTTGGTGGTTCTTTACAAGATATTATTAGGAATAACGATATAAGAATTTTATTCGCAAATGCTATTGGAGATAATGCTCAATCATTTCTATTTGAAATTAAAGAGCATATTAAAAATAATGAAAATCTCCATTTGTATTATCCTGAAACAGCGACATGGGAAAAGAGTTCAAGCAAGTGGTCAGAGAAGCACATTACAATTCCGAGAACTAGACAATCAAAAGAGCCAACGATTGAAACTTCAGGAGTTGGAGGTTCATTGGTTAGCCAGCATTACGACAAGATTATATTAGATGACTTAGTCAATGTAGAAAATTCAGCTACTAGAATTCAGGCGGATAAAGTTATTGATTATTATAAGCAGTGTTTATCTTTGTTAGAACCAGACGGAGAGTTAATCGTAATTGGAACAAGATATACTTACTACGAACTTTACCAATATATTATTGATAAATTAAAAGAGGACTTTGATATTTTTGTTAGAACTTGTTATAAGCAATTAAAGAGAAAAACTGTTCCTTATTTTTCAAAGAAATTCACAATGGATAGTTTGGCTGAGATTAAAAGAAGTCAGGGCAGTTATGTTTTTTCTTGTCAGTATAAAAATGAACCAGTAGATGACGAGTCAGCTGTTTTCAAGAAATCATGGATATTAAATTACGATAGAGCTCCTGAACCGCTTTATAAAGTCACCACAGTTGATCCAGCAATTTCCAAAGAGAAGCATGGTAATTATTCCGCTATCGTTACGACAGGAGTTTCAGAGTTTGGCAAGAAATATATTTTACAAATTAAGCGAGGCAAGTGGAATCCGTTTGAATTGATTGACCAGATATTTGATACTTATAGCGATTTTAAATCAAATGTAGTTGGAGTAGAAAGTGTATCTTATCAAAAATCTTTACAATTTTATTTAGAAGACGAAATGAAAAGACGAGATGTTTATTTACCACTTCAAGAGATAAAGCCAGATACAAGAATTACTAAGGAAATGAAAATTAAAGGTCTTCAGCCGTTTTATGAAAGAGGTGAGATATTTCAGAAAAAGGAAATGGTTGATTTAGAAGAAGAATTGATTAAGTTCCCGATATGTGCGACAGACGATATAATTGATGCTTTGTCAAATCAAACTAAGTTCTGGCAGTTGCCTGACATTGTAGCTAGGACAGAACACGAACCTGCTACGCATGACGAAATAATTAAGAAAGAATTTAAGGAACGGGAACAGGATACCGATAAAATTCCTTCAGACGATACATTGGGAGATAATTATTAAAAATTTTTTTATAAAAAAACAAAAAAAACTATGACATATTTCTTAATTATAATTTTAGCACTCATAATTCTCTTAATAATTCAGCTTTTTTATTTCGCTAAAAGAGAAAAAAATATGATTGAGTTTTTTAACGATATGCTTGATTCTGAAAAAGCTTATTATCAAACTGAGAGAGAGAAATTACTTGATAGGTTAATGGCAAGAAATTTTGAGGAATTAAAAAATGAACAAGCAAAAGAAAAAACAGAGCCAACGGAAGAAGAACCAGATGATTTAATTCCATTAGAAGAAATGGGTGACCAAGAGTGGAGAAATGTTGAAGGGGAGGAAAAATAAAAAATGTCTAAGATAATTAAAAAAATAAAATCCGTTTTTAATAAAGAGCAAGACAATGCTGAATTAGTCGGTAAGATTAACAGATGGTTTGATTATGCTAAATCAGCTAGAAATAAATATGACCAGCGTTGGTATGTTTATGACCAGTATAATCGTGGTAATCATTATATTTATTATAATAAAATTACTCGCACTTTATCTAATACAGCACAAGTTCAGCCTTCAATATCAGGAAATCGTGTTCGTTTAGCAGTTAATAAAACACATTCAATTGTTAGAAATGTTAAGAACACAGTTTTGAAATATAAACCTAAGTGGGATGTAATTCCTCTTAATAGTTCTGAATGTGCGAAAGCATCCGCAAAGATTGGAACAAAAATTCTTGACGCACTTTGGTTAAAGAATAATCATGAAGGCAAGAATATGCACACCTTAATTAAAGAGGTAGTGGATTCAGGTTTAGTAATTGGTCAAGGATATTTACAAATTTATTGGGATGATGATTTAGACGATGTAGTAATTGAGTTTATTGATGGCTTTGATATTTATAGAGATCCGAGAGCTACATCTATTGAGGGTTCAGGATTTATTTTTAAAACAGCTTGTAAGTCATTAAGATATTTGAAAGAAAGTAGCATTTATAAAAATACGCAAGATATTCAAGGTGAAAATATTTTAGCTGCTTCTGAAAGAAAGGCAATGATAATTAGAGGACAACTTCAAGAGGAAACATCTCCTGACCCAGATTTAGCTACAGCTATTCTTAAAGAGTGTTGGCACAAAGAAGATGGTAAGGTAAAAGTTGTTGGTATTGCTACTGATAAATTAGTCCGACCAGCTGAAGAAACTAAATTAGATGAATATCCGATTGTTGTTTTTCACCCAGAAACAAATTCAAGTCAAACTTATGGTGAGAGTTGGATTAGAGATTTAATGCCTTTGAATAAAGTTGGAAACCGATTAGAGAGTTCAGTTGTTGAATATAATAATTCAATGGTTAAAGGAAAATATGTTACTGATAAAGGATCTGGAATAAGAACGATTAGCACACAGAGCGGTGAAATTATTGAAAAGAATAGAGGATTTGAAGTAACACAAATGAATTTAAAACCCTTACCTGCTTCAATTAACATTCAAATACAAAACATTTGGAAATATATGGAAGATATTGGAGGCAGACGAGAAGCAAGTATGGGAGCTGTGCCAAGCGGAGTAAAATCAGGAAAAGGATTAGAAGCATTGGTTGCAGCTGACTTAGGAAATATTGCTGATGTTTCTGATAATCTATCTATATTTTTGAAAGAAGTTGGTCGCAGAGTAATCAATCTTTATGCTAAACATTTATCTGCTCCGAGAGAATTTGCTTTATCAGGACAACATGGAATAGAACATGTTTCAGTTGCTGGAGAAAATTATAAGGGTGAAAAAGCAATTAGCTTAAAAATAGTTGATGAAGTTAAAGTTGATTTAGATACTTGGCTCGGAGTTTCAAAAGAGGCAAAGCAAAGCAAATTGACAATGTGGCGACAAATGGGTGTAATAGATAATAGAACATTTTTAGAGAATATTGAATTTGGAGATACAGAACAAATTTTGGATAGATTAAAAGAAGAATCTAAAATGGTAGCAGAAGGAAAAATGATGCCACCAGGTATTGCTAGAAGTGCAAGTGCTATGCCAGGCGGAATGGCTGGAGGCAGACCTTCAGGCGGAGCAACATCAGTTCCAGCAGCTGAGTAATATAATTAGGAGGACAAAAAAATGAAATTCCATGATATAGGTGAAAGTTCAAGAGAAGTCGGAATAGGACCTACTTCTGAAAGACAAAAGAAATATTATCCCTCTTTGCAATTAACGCCAGATCAATTACCAGGAGTTAAGAATTGGAAGGTTGGCAAAGATTATACAGTTATGGCTAAGTTAAGACAGACCTCTTATGAAAAGAGAAACCGTATTGGTCGTCCAAGCAAAGAAGAATTTGGTTTTGATATTAGACAGGTTGCTGCAAATAGTTTCAAAGATGCTATGACAAGAAAATTAGGTAATCCAAAAAGTGAACACGAAAGAAAGAAAAGACATAAAGCTCGTTTCGGCACTAGTAAATTACCCGTTAGAGGTAGTGGTCTTTTGAAAAAATAATATGCCAAAAGGAATTTACAAAAGAGAACCATTTACAAAAAAACATAAAGAAAATATAAGTAAAGCTCATTTGAAAAATGGTCATAAACCGCCAGTAATGAAAGGAGAAGATAATCCAAGATGGAAAGGAGGAATACAAAAAGATGGTTATGGATATGTGCTTATTCTTAAACCAGAACATCCAAGAGCAGACAGACATGGTTATGTCAAAGAATCAGTATTAGTAATAGAGAATGAAATCGGTAGATATTTAAGACCAGAAGAAGTAGTGCATCATAACAATAGAAAAAGGGATGATAATAGAATTAAGAATTTGCGGTTATTTTCAAACGATTCAGAACATCAGAAATTTCATAATTTAGTAAGACCAAGAAATTGTTATGGACAATTTGTTAAAGAATAAATAGGAGGAAAAGATATGCCTTATAATTTGAAAGACGAAACACCTGCTAAAATAGCTTGGATGGAAAGATGTGTAAAAGGTGTTCTGAGTAATAAAAAATTCAAATCCAGAGTTTCTGGCGAAAGCAGAAAGGTAGCTGCGATTAAAGTTTGTAAGTCGCAAATTGGCAAGAAGAAAAATAATCCTGTTAGAGGTTTGAATATAATGGCTAATGCTATAAGGCGAGCAGGAATAAGAAAATAGAAATTTGACAATTAGATAGTTTAATTTGTTTCACTGGAAGGACCAAGGAATGACCAAGCAATTCGTTTTACGAAATGGCAGTCATCCAGTCCGACAGAAGAAACTAAATCAAATGCCACCCACAGATCAAGAACTAAATTTAGTTCAATCTCAAGGCAACGAAGACTCAAAGGGAGAAGAGGCTTCGCAACCTGTTAAAATCGGAGATAAAGAATTTACCTCCGAACAATTAACAGAGTTGTCTAAAAAAGCTGGTCAATATGACGAGCTACTCCCAGAATTCACTCGCAAGACCCAAAAGCTGAAAGAGCTTGAGGAAGAAAAAGAAGATGGTGAATGGGAATATCCTGAGGAATATTATTCAGATAAAAAACCTGAGGAAAAACCTAATGAGCCAAATTCTGATGGGGACAAACTCAAGCAAAAAGCTCTTAATGAATTAGAAGAAGCATTTGGTCCTAAAATTGAAGAAAGGGTTAATAAGCAATTAGAGATAAGGTTAAAACAATCACAAGAAGATACCGCTTTAGAAAATGAATTAAAGCGATTAGAAACGGATTATCCTGGTGGAGAAGGAAAACTGCCGAAGTTTGACCGAAAGGAAATTATTAAGCACGCCAATAAAACAGGGATTTTTAATCCTGAGGTGGCTTATAAACACCTTCATGGTGAAACTATTGATGAATTCAAAGAAAAAGAAAGAGAAGAAAAGAAAGAAGAAAAGAAAGGAGTGTTTGTTGAGAAACCTGGCGGTGGTGAAACCGCTCCTAAATTGCCTAAAGAAAAAACCCCTGCGACCTTTGACGAAGCTGAGGAAGCAATGCAAGAAATGCTACAACGAGAAGATAAGTAAGCCGAGTGAATGTGCGAAATAATTTAATCTTGGAGGATAGAACAATGCAAACAATGACATATTTTGATGCTGCGTTAAAAGAACTTTATTTGCCAGTTATTAGGAAACAACTGCCAGAAAAAAGTGTTCTTTTGAGCAACATTAAAAGAACTTCTAAGAGGATTGATGCCTCTGGAAAATATGCTCGTTTAACTCTGGACACAGGGTGGACAACGGGTATTGGTGCGAAAGCTGAAAATGCTTCGTTGCCAACAGCTGGTTATTCAAAGCCAGTCAATTCAGATGTATATATGAAATATAATTACGGAAGAATTGAAATTTCAGGTCCAGTAATGTCAGCAGCCCGAACTAATATCGGAGCTATCCAAAATTCCTTCACTGTGGAAACACAGTCAGCTACGACTGCGATGAGAAATGACATTAACAGACAGTTATTCGGTGATGGTTATGGTGCTTTGGCACAAGTTTCTACTGGTGCTAATGATGAAACTTATACCACTTATACGGTTGATTCTACAAAATACATTAAAAAGGGAATGTATATTGATAGTTATTCGGCAAAGAGTGGTGGTGCGATTGGTCAGAGCAATATAGTTGTTTATGATGTTCCTTCAACGACTACTTTTAGAGTAGCGGAGGGTTCAGAAACAAACATTGATAATGACTATATTTTCCGAAATGGTGCGAGAGATGAGGAAATGATGGGCTTGCTCGGAATTATTGATGGTGACCAAACTTACAGAGATACGCTTCAAGGGATTACCCGTTCCACATCTGGAAATAGTTATTGGGACTCGTCAATGAAAAGCACTGGTTCATCTGGTTCGCCTACGGCTTTAACTCAGGCACTCATGCAAGACACGATTACTGCATCTGAGCAAGAGGATGGCGAAATTGATTTCATTATCACTACTTTCGCTTTGAGAGATACCTATGCGGCTCTTTTAACTCCTGATAAGAGGTTTGTAAATACAACTTCTTTGAAAGGTGGATTTAAGAGTGTGGACTTCAATGATGTTCCTTTGGTTTGCGATAAGGATGCGATTGCTAATCAAATGTTCTTTGTTGATTCATCTACATTGGCTCTACATGTTAGTAAAGATACCGCTTGGATGGATGATGACGGTTCGGTTCTAAGTCGTGTTTCAGGTAAGGATGCTTTTGAGGCAACTCTGCGTTCCTACCAAAACTTAGGCACAGACCGACCAGGAAAGAACTCAGTATTGCGATTTGTTCAGTAAGATTTGATAGTTCGGATACCAGCCGAATTCCTTTTATTCGGCTGGTGGAATGAGTTATTGAATTTGGGTTTTCTCAGTATCTTTATTCTTTACGAAAGGTCGGTAGGATAGAGGGAAAACTATTTTAGAGAAAATTTAATAGGAGGATAATGAGATGATTAAGAATAGAAATTGTGATTGGGACCCTGCGTTTCAAGTGGAAACAGGAACAGCCAATCCTTCAACGGGTTTAGTTGAAGGAATGATTTTTTATCGTTCTGATACTAATAAGTTAATGTCCTATGATGGCTCGTCTTGGGCGGCTGTTGAGGGGGCTGGCGGTGGTTCTACTACTTGGGTTGGTTTGACTGACACAGCTGGTGCAATTACTGCGAAAGGTTTAGTTAAAGGTAATGACGCTGGAAGTGCTTTGGATTTTGTTGCTTTAACGGATGCCAAGATTTTAGTAGGTAATGGTTCAGATATTCCAACAGCGGTAGCCGTAACTGGTGATGTTGCTTTGGCTAATAATGGTGGAACAACAGTAACGGATTTGACTATTACCAGTGAAGCTGCTGGTGATGTTCTTTACTTTGACGGAACGAACTGGAAAAGATTAGCAAAAGATACTGGTAAGTTCTTGAAGTCAGGTGCTTCAGCTGTTTCTTGGGATGCTGTATCCGTAGCTGTAGCTGATAAGCTATCTGATACCTTTGATATTGAAGGTGGAACTTATGACCTTACGGTTGATATTACTACTCAGACAACTTCGGCTCCGACTGTTACTTTGCCTGATTTAGGTGGTGTGGCTCAAGAATGGGTATTTTCTAAGAAAGCACAAACATTAGAAAACAAAACTTTAACAACTCCAAAGATTGTTACGACTGGTTATATTGCTGATGGTGGCGGAGATGAATTATTGAAATTTGTTGAAAGCGGAACGCCTGTGAACTTTGTTCAGATTACTTCTGGTGATGCTGGAGCTCCTGGAAGCGTTGAAGTCGCTTCTGAGGGTGATGACACAAATGTTGATTTACTCTTAGTTTCCAAAGGTAGTGGTGTTGTGAAAGTGGACGGTAGTGAAGCGGTAACTCTTACTGGGTCGCAAGCGTTAAGCAATAAAACTTTAACTGCTCCAATTATTGCGACTGGTGGAATTATTGCTGATGCTGCTGGTGATGAGTATTTGAAGTTTGTAGAAGCCACGACCCCAGTTAGTTATGTTCAGATTACATCTGGGGATACTGGTGTTGCTCCCGAAGTTGCTTCGGCTGGTGAAACCAATCTTGATTTAGCATTGGTTGCGGCTGGTTCAGGTGTTGTGAAAGCTGATGGCGTTGAAGTAGCGACTATTTCTGGAACTCAGACATTAACCAATAAGACCTTAACTTCTCCAAATGTCAATGAGGCTGTTGCTTTAACTTCAACTGCTACCGAATTGAATGTTCTTGACGGAATTTTATCTTCTACGGCTGAATTAAATATCCTTGATGGTGTTACTGCTTCTGCGGCTGAACTGAATATCATGGACGGAGTTAGTGCTACCTATGACGAAATCAATCTCTTAGAAGGAAGTATTGCTGGAACAGCTGTGGCAAGTAAAGCATTAACATTAGGAGCAAATAAGAATACTGATACGCTTGTTATTGCGGATGGTGGTTTGTATCTTGGTTCTGCTGCTGGAACAGCTGTTACGGCTACTGCAGCTGAATTGAATTTGACTGACGGAATTGATACATCTGGTTCGTTAATGTGTTTCCAAGATGCTGCTATTGGACACGCTGACGCAGCTGCTGCTCTAATGACTTTGCCTGCTAATTCCAAAATTCACTTCATTGAATTTTTGATTACTACCGCTTGGACTGGAGGCACAACAAGTTATGATTTAGGACTTGGAGCTAATGCTGATGCTTTATGTGATGGAACTGATATGAGTGCGGTTGGTAAAAAAAGTGGAACGCCTCCAACATCAACGATTGCTTTGTGGGACGATACTGGTGCGGATACTGCGGTAACTGGGACAGATGTTGATAGCGGAGTTGGTGCTGGTAAAGTGCGTATTTACTATACCTAATTAACTAATTATTCTTGATTAGCTGGATACTCAGGCTTTGTAGTCATTCTGCTTAGCCTGAATCCAGAATGACATTCAGCTACAAGAACAAAAAAATGTTTAAGAAAATGTTTGAGAAAAAAGATAAAGATGTTGAAAAATTAAAAGTAATAATTCCTCAGTATCAGAAAGAATTATTGTCTATGTTAAAAGACAATAATGCTGTGATTATTCCAATAATAGGCAAATACGGTTTAGATATTGAAATTCAAATGAAAGAGAAACCTGATTTGAAAAAAACTTATGTTCGGAATAAATATGTAAAAGATTTGGCTAAGTTAAAGCCGATAATCAATGATGGGATTAACACTCTTAATATAAAGTATGGTGTAATACTTTTACCTGCTTTTAAGCAATATAGATTGAATTTGGAAATAATTATGCAACCTAAAACAGATCAATCAGAACAGATTAAAATAAAAGAAAAATAATGTCAGAATTTAAACGACAATTGCATAATTTAGATAGAGAGCTAGAAACTAAATTTAATCCAAAAACGAATAAGCAAGAAGTTTATAGGCGAGGTAATAAAATTATGTCCACTGAAACTTTAGATAGACGAACTATTGAACATCTTTATAAGATTGATACAGCTAGAAAACCAAAAGATTGGATTAAGAGAGAAATAGATGACCATAATGAAAAAATAATAAATAATAATTCTGAGGAAAATGCAGCTTTAAAAGAAGTAATAAGAGTTAGTAAAAGAGGAAAAGTGTATGGTTTTTAGTTAAATAAATAGCATTTTTTAAAACTACCTAAGTATTAAAACTTCGTTAGTTAGAGAAAATAAACTATTAAAATAAAATGCCAGAAGATAGAATAGTTAATCCAAGTGAACATCAGGCTTATGCTCTAGATAAGTCAGAAGTAGAAAGACCAATTGTTTCAAATACTCCCGTTGTTGAAGGAAGACCTAAGGGTGTAGGTAAAAAAACTCATGGAGCTTTTAGATGCCCTATTTGCAAACATATAGCAAAAACTGAGCAAGGTTTGAAGGTTCATATTACTAGAAGTCATCCTGAAGGAATAATTAAAGAAGTTGAAGAAGTTAAAGAAATTAAAAATGAAGAAAAAACAAAAGAAGTCCAAGAGCCAAAGAAGGAAGAAAATAAAGAAGCGGTTGAAACGCCAGAAGTAGAAAAATAAATTATAAAAGAAGTTAAAAAAGAGGAAAAATAAATGCTTACTTCAGCCATAGTAGCCAGTGTTAAAGTTAAAGCTCAAAATAGTAGTATTGACGATACTAATTTAGTGGGTTGGCTTAATAATGGTTATCACGACATCATTAACAAAATAGTCAGGACAGCCGAAGATTATTTTGGAGATACGATGGATATTAGTATTGTTGCTACTACACAAGAATACGATTTAGATAGTGGTTTTAAAAAGCATATCAAAGTTAATGATGAAAATGGTAATCGGATAAATAGAACAACTGTTGATAAATCTGATAGTTCTGGCGAGGGTTATTATCTTTGGGGTAGTAAGATTGGTTTTAAACCAGTGCCAACAGCTAATGCAACTTATAAGCAGTGGTTTATTAAAAATCCAACTGATTTAATTTATACTGTTTCTCCCGCTACTGATAGCACGCCAGAATTTGATGCTAATTATCATCATTTGTTAGAATTATGGGGATTAAAAGAATATTATGAAAGCCAACAGGATTTAGATTATGCTAATCATTATTTTAACCAGTATAAAGTTTTATTAGCTGAATTATTAGAGGAAATAGATACAAGAAATCTTGATGCTCAACCTAAATTAGTTGAATCGTCTGAAGACGAAAATGATTTTCTTAATTAGTTGTTTCTTTTGCAGAGTGAGTGAGATAAGTTCCTCCTCTTATTAAATACTCACTCTGCACAAGAGTTTGCTAAATCTATACAAAATAATATTAAATCTATACAAATATAAATAAATTAGGAGGCAAAAAAATGATAAAAGCAATTTCAACTCTTTATACGGTAACCATGACTAGTAAAAATACAGAGTATAGTCAAGCGTTACCAACTGATACAAAATTTTTTACGATTAGATGTCGTGGAAATTATGATGTCCGATTAGCTTTTGTAACAGGCAAAGTAGCTGCTTCTACTGACCCATTTAAAACAATCGTAGCTGGAAGTGAATATGTTTCACCAGATGATATTTCTTGGCATACATCTAAGACAATTTATTTTGCTTGTGGAACGGATGCACAAAAAGTAGAAATTGAAGTGTGGCAATAATAATAATTTAGGAGGCTAAAACTATGCCGTTAAAAATGATTAGTCCTTCTGTTCTTCCTGCTAATGCTATTCAGGATACAGAAGTAGATTGGGGGACAGGAACAGACCAGGTTAGTGCTGCTGATATTCCTGATGAGGGAACTGATGCAGCTCATAAAGTAATTATCACAAAAGCTGATAAGGATAAAATTCATACACAAGGCACTGATACATCTTTGGGAACTCAGGCAAGTGCTTTGGATATGGGCGGAAATAGTATTGATGATATGAATGTTGCGAATCTAAAAGCGATTACTTGTGCGGTTCATAATAACACTGGTGCTACTTTGGTTGCTGGAATTGGTGTATATCCAACATGTGAAGTAGGCGGTGTAGTAGCTGTTGCTAAATGCGATAATACGGATAAAGATAAAATGCCGTGTTTAGGAATTATATCTACTGATATTGCTGATGGTGATACAGGCAAAGTAGTTCGTTGTGGAATAAAAGGAATGAACACATCTGGATTTACTGGAAATGTAGGAGATAGAGTTTATATTCAGTCAGACGGAACTTTGGATACTGTAGAACCGACTTCTGGAAGTGTTCAACGAATTGGGATACTGGTCGCAAAAGATGCTTCTGGTAAAATTTATATTCATTTCAGGGGACGAAAATCTATTAACGCTTCATCGGACGAACACCCTGTTATTAGAATGGGAGGTGATGCAGGACATAAAAAAGTTTCGTTTCATAAATACGATAATACAGAAATGGCTTATATTGATGAAAATGCTGCAATGAAAATAACCAGTTTAACAGACGGTTCTGATTCGGCTACTGTTGCAAACTTGAAAGACGCAGTGGATAAAAAGCATACTCAACCAATGACTGCGGCTGGCGATATTATTGTTGGTGGAGCAAGCGGAGTAGCTGCCAGATTAGCAAAAGGCAGTGATACCGAAGTTCTAACCTTAGCCAGTGGCACTCCCTCTTGGGCGGCTCCTGCTGGCGGTGCTGATTTTACTGAGAAGTTTAGACGCTATTGTCTTCAAGATTCTATTGATGGATATGTTAAAACAGAGGAAGGAGCTTGCACTGTGGTTCATAAGGGATTATGTGTTGAATATGACACTGATAATACTACTACTAATCAAGCGTATCTCATATCAGCTCCTACTGGACATTTTTACAAATTAGTAGAAACAGGAAAATTGGCAACAGTAGAATGGGTATTAAGATATGCTTCTAATAAATATTGGGAAGGTCATTTTTTGTTCACATCAACTCAAACTCCTTTTAATGCCATTACAAATACTGACAACCATTTTGGTTTTGTAATAGAAGGTGATGGTGATATTCTGGCTACAAATGGAAGTGACTCTGCTGTTACTTCAACAGATACAACAGAGAACTTACCTACAAATACTGACACTATACTTAGAATGAGAGTTGTCTTAAATCCAGGCACAGATTGTAAATTTTATATAAATGATGTCTTAAAAGCGACTCATGATACTAATTTACCTGCGGTAGGCGCTCCGTATTTCTTACATCAAGGAATGAAAAGCACATTAACGACAGCCAGAACAATTAGAATGGATAGAGTATTTATTGAAAAAGAATACTAAAAAAGGAGAAATTAAATGAAAAAGTTATGGCTAATCAGTGATTTTAATGGCGGAATCAGTGATGATGAAGTCAAAGGAATTAAAGGGTCTTGTAAATTCTGTCAAGGAGTAAATGTCAGAAGTGAACCTGGTATTTTGAAAGTTCACCAGAAACTAAAAAAAGATACTGCTTCAACCGTAGTAGATTTATGTAATTGGATGTTGCCAGCTAATAATAAGATTTATGCTTTTGGAGATGCTGGAAATATCTATGAGAAAACAGGTAGCACATGGTCAAAAGTATTTACAGACGGCACAGCCAGAGCAATTTTAGGAGCTGGCACTGATGGTGATTATCTTTATTGGGCGACAGCAACTAAATTACATAGATTTCTTTTAGGCGGAACATGGGGTGGAGCTGATGAACAAGTAGATTGGGCTACTCTAACTTCTGATACTGCGTTTCACCCAATTATGTTCTTAGGAGATAATGGTTATGTTGGCTGTGGTAAGGATATGGCTGCTTTTATGAGGAATACTGCAGGAACTTCAATTGATGCTTCTTTTAATTCTTCTACTTTGGATTTGCCAACTAGCGAAAGAATTAAAAGTTTAATTCCTAATGGTAAAATTATTCTTTTAGGCACTTGGCAGGGTTCTAATATCTATGAATTTACTGAGGCAAATCTTTATGAATGGGACCCCGCTTTAGCCAGTTCTTCTTATGATGATGTAAATGATTTAAGAGAATGTGGCATTAATGCCATGCTTAATGTTCAAAGAGTAGTATTTATTTGGGCTGGAATAGCTGGGAACATGTATTATTACAATGGTTCAAGATTTGTTAAATTAAAGAAAATTCCAGGTATTGATGCTGCTATTGGAGAATATGGTTATATCAATCCAGGTTCGGTTACTAATTATACTGGTATTCCTCATTTTGCTCTTAATAATGCTGGAAAACGAATGATATATTCTTATGGCACAAGTAATAAGAATTATCCTAATGTTTTAATACCAGAATATATTATTTCAACTGGCAATACTGGTTCAACGGTTACGCTTGGTGGATTATGTGCTGGAAGAACTAATGAATTTTATGTAGCTTGGAAAGATGATACAACTTATGGAATAGACCAAATAGATATTACGAGAAAAAATCCTAATAGTGCTAGTCCTTATGATAAATGTTATTATGAAACATTAGTATTTGATGACCGAGAGCCATGTAGAGAGAAAATGTTTGAAGTAGTTTATTTGAAAACAAAACCGCTCGGAGCAGGAACAGCTATTAGAGTATATTACAAAATAGATGACCAAAGCACATGGCAATCAGCTGGGACAATGGATACTGATGATGATGTTTTTAAGCAAATGAGAATATTTAAAAAAGGTTATAGAATTCAATTATCAATTAGAGCATCGGCTGCAACAGCTTCTAATCTTGGTCCAGAAATAACTGATATAGGAACAGTGTTTGAAGTAAAACCACTCGTAAAATAATATGCCTAAAAAAAAGACATTTCTTGAAACAATTAAAACAGTATTTTCGCCTTTTATTGAAAATATAGAAGTTTCTGAACCTGATCCTGATAAAGAAGGATTAGTTATTGAAGAAGCAGGTGGAGAAACAACTCCTGTTAATCATAGAGATTTAATGAATGTCTTACCTACTCAACATCACAGTAATACTAATGACCCTACTACAAATCAGAAAGCGGCTATGACAGGAGCAAATAGTCCTGCGGCTGGAAATGTATTTGCGACAATGACTGATTCACCGAACGCAAATGAATTAGCAGCAATACAAGGTGCTGCCAGTCCTTCAGCTTCTAATGTATTTGCTACAATGAATGACGCAGGTGGTGGAGGACAAACACTTTTTGATGCTATTGTTGCTCCTTCTGGTGGTGATTATACTACTATTCAAGCTGCTATTGATGCTGGTAAGAAAACAATTTTTGTTAGAAATGGAACTTATAATATCACTTCTGCAATTACTTTAACTGATAAATGTCAAATTATTGGTGAAAGCAAAGAAGAAACTATTATTGATGCTGGTGGAAATAATATAGTAGCTATTCATATAGAAGGTAGTAATTTTCATCAATCAGGTAGTATTGCTATAAACAATGGTTCTACTACGGTTACTGGTTCAGGCACAAATTTTTCATCTGGTATGGTTGGTAGGCAAATTCTTTTAGATGGAAAATTATATCAAATTTCAGCTTTTACTGATACGACTCATATCACCATTACGACAGCTTATCGGGGTAAAAGTATGTCAGGTCAAACTGCTTATTATATCGCTAATAATCTCTCTGTTAGAGTTTCTAATTTAGCTGTTAGTAATGTAGGAGGTGGTAGTGGAATTATTTATTGTAAATATGTTAAAGATAGTCGCTTTGAAAATTTAAGATTATTTGATAATGTTACTGCAAGCGGTTGTTTTAAAACAAATTATTTTGTTAATAATATAATTAAAGATTGTCAGATAGGTAAAGGACAAGGAGGTGTATTATTTGATGATTATAGTATGAGTAATTGTATTCAAAGAAATGTTGCTTCAAAAATAACAACTGGTAATGGTTTTGGACTACAAGGATATAATACAAAATATAATCAGATAATTGATAATAATTGTTCTTATAACAATGCTTATGGTGTAAGTATTCTTCAAGGAAAATATAATATGATAGCTAATAATATATGTAATAATAATGGTAATTACGGCATTATGATAAATGAGGCTGATAATAATTATATTTCTAATAATGAAATAAAAAATAATTATTATTCAGGAATAAAAATTGACCAAGCTAATTATTGTATTGTTAATAATAATTATTTTTATGATAATTATGATAATTCAAATTATGGTGCTATTTATGTTTATAAAGGAGATAATAACTTAATTAGCGGTAATAAAATTTATTTAAGCAATTATGGAATTTATGTTTATAATTCTAATAAAAATTGTATCACAGGTAATTATATTTATGACCCAGATAGTCATGGAATCTATTTGTGGACTAATTCTGATAATAATGCTTTGACTGTTAATTATATTTATCAGGCTGGTGGTTGGGGAATAATTATAGGAGGTTTAGAAAATGATTCGTTTGTTCATGGAAATTATTTTTTAACTTGTGCTAGTGGTGGATTAAGTGATGGTGGAATAGCAACAACTGCCAGTGATAATTTAACTAAATAGGAGATAAAAAAATGACTGAAATAAGTGAAGCTACAAAAATGTTTTTAAGAAATGTTATTCCGCAAATGGAACGGCATAGTCCTCAGGCGACTAAGTTTATTAAAATGGTTATGCCTAAAATACAAAGAATGAAAACGCTTAGAAGTGCAATGAACGCAACTTGGAAATCAATTCCTAAGCATTTGAAAACAAAAGAACTTATGGGTGATATAACTCGGTGGGGAGAAATGACTAAAGAAGCCGTAAGATATAAAACAACTGGAGCTATGCCTTCTGAATTAACAAGAAGAGCAGCCGCAACCGCTCCTCCAGTAGCTAAAGGTATGATGTCAGCAGCTGCACCTCTAATTGGAGCAGGAGCTGCTGCTACAGCTGGTATGGCTTATCCAATGCACCGATTAGGACAAAGATTAGGTTATGGTATTGAGGAAAGACGAGCAGGCAGGCGATTACGACCAGCCGCAATGCCTTTTAGAGAAGTTGCTCGTCAATTACCAGGTGCTTCTGCAATAAGAGGATTACTTCAAAGAAGTTTAACTCCACAAATGTCATCTCCAACATTATTTGGTAAAATAAGAAGTGTAAGATTTAAGGAGGCAAAATAATATGAATGCAACAACTTTATCACAATACTATACCCAAAAGGGTCAAAAATTACCTTCTGTTTCAGAACGGGCTCCTACCTATGAGCAATATGGTTTAGGTAAAGCTGGTGAATATGCTGGGACAGCTGAACAAAATATTGCTCTTTTAGGTAAATTAACAGCTGGTGTTCCTACTCCTGCAACTGCTCCTAGAGCTCCTGCGATTGCACCTGCTTATCCTGGTGCTGCTTTATCTAAGGGTGAATTATATCGTTATAAAGGCAAACCCGAAGTTTATGAAAGAATAGGTGAGCAAGTTTTTCATATTCCTTCACCGTCTGCTCTTGAAACAAAATACGGAAAAGAAGGTTGGGGAGAAGTTGCTGAGCGACCAGAAGATTATACAAAAGCTATAAGCAGATTAGCTGGTGCAGGAATGGACCCAGCTACGGCATCTGCTATGGCTATGTATCAAAGAGGTGCATTAGAACCAGGTGCTGAAGGATATTATAAACCATTATCAGAACGCTTACCTGAAGAATTAACAAGAGCAGGAGAAGAAGCTGGTGTTGGTCCAGCTCAAGAAAAGATTACGGCTGTTCAAGGTGAATTAACTACTCTTGATGAAAAAATTAGAGATGTTGAAGGTAAAATGGCAAGAGCTGAGCAAGCAGTTTCTACTTCTCCTTATTTAACAACTTCAATGATTAGTGGCAAAACACAAGCTATTAGAAGAGAATATGGAATTCAACTTAGTAATTTGAATAAGCAAAGACAAACAAAAGCTAGTGAATTAGGAATGGCTACTTCTGCATTAGGTAGAGCTGAATCAGCAAAATGGAAAGGTTTTGAGGCATTATCACAATTTGCTAGACAAGGAATGGTTGAAGAAACTGGTAGAGAATCAATGCCTTATGCAAAAGAATATCTTGAACATAAAGCAGCAGCTGAGAAACAAGAATTTGAACGGGACCTCGCTTTAGCAAGAACTAAAAAGGGTGGAGTATCTGGTGCAGATGATACAGTTGGCTGGTCTAAATACGCAGCTGAATTAGGTCTTGTCGGTATGCCTTATAATACAGCTATGAAAGAATATGGTGAATATGAAACTAATAGAAGTCAAGGATTAAAAGCAGTTGAAGACGAAATTATTACACCTGAACAATATAATGCAGCAATGGCTGAACTTTATCCTGGAAAAGGTGAAGAAATTAGAGCTGATTTAGAAGCACAAGAACCTTCAGTATTAGAACAATGGATGGAAGGTCAAATGAAAGAGCCTGCTCCTGTGGATTGGCGTAAAGCGTTGCCGTGGAAAAGTCCTACTGAAGAAGCTGCAGGCGTAAGTGGATGGCGAGCATTGTTGCCGTGGTAAAATAATTAAAAAATTATGTTAATAGATTGGAATAAAACTAAAGAGCAGCCAGTCGCACCTAAAGAGATAATTCCTACCACTGAAACTCCTGAAGGTAAAGGCATGGTTGATTGGACAAAATATGCTAAAGGAGAAACCGCTAAGGTTGCTCCAGAAGAACAAAAAGCATTAGATTGGACTGAAAGAGGATTTTGGGGAAAACTTGCTAGCTGGAAGACAGCTAAGGAAATTCCTTTTACTACTTATGAAACTTTAATTCCTAATGCTTGGAGAGAACAAATTGAAAAAGCAGGACAATTACCTCCACCAGCTAATATAGAGGAAATGTCAAGCAGACAGCAAGAATATAGTAAAGCATTTGTTCATGGTTTAAAGGAATTTGCTCAAGGTATAGGACATTTAGTTACACAGGCTGTTGCTACGCCTATCTTAGAAGTGGCTTATCATACTACTCCCGAAAAAGTAGAAACTGTTGAGTTGCCTTTTGGATTAGGAACAGTTGGAACAATGGAAAAAAGAACCAGTGATTTACAATCATCTGGTTTTTCTGTGCCTGAATCTTATGCTTTAGCTATTACTGAAGATTTATTAGGATATTCTATTATTGGTAGCACAGCTTATGGTTTAGGTAAAAAGATAGGTGATTTACCTAAAATGCCAATAACATTAAAAAAACCTTATGGAGAAAAATTACCTCCTAAAAAAATAGTAGGTATGGAAGAAATTACTAAGCCTGGCATTAGACCTGGTGAGATTGCTTTACGACCAGAGCTAATTAGAAAAGGACCTAAAATAGAGGATATTATTAAGGTTACTGATAAAAAATTAGAAAAGCCAGTTCCAAAGATTCCAAAAGGTAAAAAATTAACTCCTGAAGCTTTAGCTTTTCAAAAAGAATTTAAGGTTACTGATTTACCCAGCTTAAAGAAATATGGTGATACTATTGCTAAGATGTTAAAAATTGATAAACCTATTTCTTGGACTTGGAGAGATAAAGGTGCTGGGGGTTATCATCATGTTACTCGGTGGATAGATGATAAACCAATGGCTCATAAGATTTTAGTTAGAGGAGATAAAGGAGGATTAAAGCGTCCTTATCCTACTACTTTTACATTCAAAGGTGAAAAAATACCAGCTGCTTCTCAAAGAGGAATAAAACATGTTATTGTTCATGAATTATTACATATTAAAAAACCGCCTATTGTTCGTCCAGGTAAAAGAAGATTTGTTCACCACCCAGCTTTTAAAGCTGGATTACTTAAAGCAGAACAGTTAATTGATAGACAAAATCAATTACAGAGAATTAGTCCAAGAATGTTATATGAAGTTCAAGCTAAAACACCAGAAGGAATAAGAAGCGTTAGAATTACTGGTAAAGAATTAGTAGATGAGTTAATGCTTCAACACTCTTTTCCAGGTGAAATCAAAGCTCCGATTAAAGCATTTAGAAAAATAGGCAAGACCAAAGAGGACCCAAGATTATTAACAGAAATAAGTGAATTAGGCGACTTAAAAGAAAATATGCCTCAGGTAAAAACGCCAGTCGGAGCTACGAATAAACAAAAACAGATTGCTCATATTTTATCCAAGAAAAGAGAATTAACGGCCGAAGAATGGAATACGCTTAAAGAACAATTAACTGGCAAGAAAACAATGAAAGATATGAGCTTTGAGGAAGCTCAGAGAGTTATTTCTCATTTAATGGATAAAGAGATTACGGTTAAGAAACCTATTTTTACTTCTACCGAAGTTATTGCTAATAAAAATATCCAAAAACTTAAAAAGGACATGACTATTTTATCTTTTTGGAAAACACCTCGCAGAATGATACCTGAGGTTTATCAACCATTTTCTATTGCTAATAGAACAATGCTTTTAGAACTTGAAACATTAAATAAAACATTGACTGATTTATTCAAAAAGCATGGTGTAAAAAGACACAAAGAATCTGACTACAAAATTGGTCAATATCTTGATGGTAAAAAAGTTGTTTTAACTGACGCTGAAATGATTGTTGCTAAAAACATTAGAGGTTTATTTGATAGCTTGTTTGAAAGAACAGGAGCGCCGCCTGAGAGATATTTGAATCATTATATTACTTGGATAAGAGAGCAATTTCCTAAGGGCTATAAGGATTTGCCTTATGATGTTGAAGGAACTGTGCCAAAAGAAATTTGGTTAAAATTTTTACAACCCAGAGAAGCGAAAATAGCACCCTCTAAACTTTCTGTTTTTGATGCTCTTAATGTTTATATTCCAGTTACTCTTAGAAAAATTTATTACGACCCAGCATTGTTAAAGGTTAAACCTGTCATTAAGAATTTGCCTCAAAATAAAGCTAAGTATGCCCGTAAATGGATTGATAAAGTTTTAGGCAGACCTGGAGCAACTGATTTGCTTACTTCTGCTTTCTTAAATAAGGTAGAAATGTGGATGGCTGAAATGAGTTATAAAATGACTGGCAAACCACGATTTGTTAAATTGCCAACACCAACCAGAATATCACGAAACATTTGTCGTGTTTATTATAATCTTTATCTTGGTTTAGCTATTGATTCAGCTTTGAAAAACCTGACACAGCCAATCTTGACAGTTTCAAGAGTTGGTTTATTTCCAGTAACGAGAGCTTATATGAGATTGCTTAGACCACAAGTTCCTATTTGGGCTTCTAAGAAGTTTCCAAGATTTACCAGAATAACTGAGGCAATAGTGCCTGGTGCAAAAGTGGGTAGATTGGCTCGCCAAGAAGTTATTAACAGTGGAGTGCTTAAAGAATTCATAAATGTTTTAGAACGGCAACCGACTGCTTTTAAGTTTGGCATAAGAAAATTGGAGGATATTAACCTTACTCCATTCCAAGTGGCTGAGTTTATTAACAGAGGAGTTACTTATTTAGCCGCCAAAGAGGTTTTTATTAAAAAATACGGCTCCAAATTATCTGATGTAAAAGCAATGGCGTTAGTTGAAAAAAATGCTCGGAAATTTGCCAGAGATATTACGAAAGATACTCAGTTTGAATATGGTGTTTTGGGAACATCACCATATTTACAAGGACCAGTTACTAGAGTGGCTACTCAGTTTCTCTCCTTTCCAATGAAATTAACTGAAACATTGCTTCATTGGGGAACAACACCTGGTCAGAGAATGTATTTAATGAGATACATTGTTGCGACTGGTATGCTGACTTACACAACTAGAGCGGCACTTGGAATTGATTTAGCAACCATTTGGGGTCCAACTGGAATGTATCCTTCTCCTTCACAAATTAGACAAGGTTTAGTTCCTTTTGGTCAAACAATGATGACCGCCTTAGAGGGCGATTGGGACGAACTAATTGAAAGACATTATCCACGATACCCTGTTAAATTATTTAGAGTAATTGAAGGATTACAACAGGGCGAAGTAAGAGATGAAAAAGGTCGGCTTAGATTTGAAACCACTACCAAAGAACAGGTATTTTGGGCGTTAGGATTAACTACGCTCAATACCAAACAAAGACGGGTGGCTTATGACGATATTAGAGATTTAACTGAGGAATATACTGAAGCTAGAAACGCTGTTTATAAAAATTTAATTGATAATAAAAATGCTCATGAAGCTGTAAAAATAATGAATGAATGGAATTCAAAAGCAATTAAAGATGTTTTTAAGATAATTAAAGAAAATAATATGAAATTAACTGATAAAAATATCACTACTATCGTTAAGAAATATACGATTGAATTAACTGACCAAGATTTTATTAGAGAATTAAGATATAGACAAACACCTGCCCTTGAACGCATGATGGGGATTATGCGATAATAAAAAAACTATTATGAAAGATACAGAATTCAAAATAGATGTAATGTTTAAATTAGGAAAAATAGAACAACATTTAAAAATGTTAAATAGCAAAGTAGAAAGTCATACTAAGCAAATTAACGAAAATGAGAAAAGAATAGACAAACACGATGTTATTTGGGGAAAAATTGGTATTATTGTTGTAGCTGGTATATTTGCTGTTTCAAAAGGAATTGATGTTGGAGTAGATTGGATTAAAAATAGATTTTAATAGTTCCTTAATAATATAGGCAACTCATCAATAAGAAAGACAAATGTAGCTCTTTCACCGATGACTTGCCTATCTTTTCCTGAAGCCCTTTTATTTGTTTGTTTCTTTCAGGGCTTCAGAAAAAGATAAGAAAAAGGTATAATAAAAAAGAGAAGAACGAATATGGTCTTCAATTAGTTCGTTCTTCTCTTATAATAATATGTTGATATATCCTCTTGAAGATAAAACTTATATTACTCAAAGATTTGGTGAAAATCCTCAAATCTATAAACGATTTGGACTTAAAGGACATAATGGTATTGATTTCAGAACTAAGTATCCTGATACTCCTCAAGGTAGAAGATATATTTATGCGGTTAAAAATGGCAGAGTTTTAGTTATAAAAAATCAGGGTTCAAGCGGATATGGACTTTATATCAGATTAGCTCATGAAGGCACAGAACAAACCGTTTATGCTCATTTAGCTAGAAGCTATGTTAATGTTGGTCAAGTAGTTAAGCAAGGTGATAAAATTGGACTAACCGATAATACTGGATTTTCTACAGCTGCTCATCTTCATTTTGGTTATAGACCAAATGGTTTTAATTATAATAACGGTTATCGTGGTTATGTTGATCCTCTACTTTTACTGAAGAAACCTATATCTGAAATATCAATTAACAGAGAAATTATTAAAAAGAAAATAATTGATTTAGTGAAAAAATTATAAGGAGAAAATCTTTATGGAGATTATTAAACAATTAAGCAAAGCAAGATTGTGGTCACTCTACGAAAAAGGTCAGATAAAAATAATTAAAAGGAGGACAAAAAAAATGAGAATAAAAAAACTATTATACAATAGCCGTAATAAGCGAATAGCAATGAGATTTATAGAAATCTTTATTGTTGCGGGTCTAATCGCTATATTAGATTCTCCTGAATTAAGTAGTTTATTACCACCTGTTTATATTGCTATTTTAGCTGCTGTGGTTAAAGCAATGAGAGAAACATCTGATAAAGTTGAGTTTCAGAATACACATACAGAAGTTCCAAATCTTAAAGATATTAAAACTGAAATAAACAAATAAGAATTATCTAAAAGAAAAAATCCCTCTATATTGAGGGGTTTTTCTTTTCAAGTATTTTAGCTTGTTTCTTTATCCAAAAATCCAAAGATTCTCTTACAAACACACTGTTGTTATATTTATTGGATTTTATTTTATTTTTTTTTAATTGATAAACAATAGAAGAAATATCTTTATGATGATTTTCAGTTATCAAAAATAGAACTCTTTTTAATTTTTTAATTTTAATCATAATTGTTTTTCTAAGTCATCAACACTTCTTGCGACAATAGCTATGCCACCACATGCTTTTACCTGGTCAAGAAATAGTTGTTGATATTCGGTAAGTTTTCCTTTTTCTGTTTTAACTTCAATGGCTATAAATTGACCATTTTTACAAGCAACTAAATCACTAATACCTTTTTGACGAGGTGGAATATATTGACCTGTTGCTTGTTTATAAATTCCTGTGTTATTTATTTTAATAACAAGATAACCATTCCATTCTAGCCATTCAGTTATTACTTTTTGTATATCTTGTTCCTTCATAACTCCATTATATACTCTTAGTATTTTTCAGTCAATTATTCTTTTAACAAGTTAAAATCAGGATAAAAGAAATCCCGTGCTTCAGTGATAGAAGTTATTTTACCACAAAAGTCGCACTTACCTTTATGATATGTGCTACATAAATATTTTTTTTGCTCTGGTTCTTTTCCGTATTTCTTTAAGATAGTTAGCCGATTAGCTTTAATTCCGCAGTCATCGCAAACATTTTTAATTGTAGTGTTTAAGTTGTTGCTATTTAATTTATTCATTGTTTATTTTAATAATTTTCCACCGATTGCTACTAAATAACTACTTTTACCGCATTTTACAAAAGCAAGCATTTTACTTTCTTTGCCCGTTTTTATATCAATTCCATATTCAACTTTATGAAATTTCTTACAATGTGGACAAAGAGCAGTTTTTCCGACTTCTGGCTGTCCATCTAATTCTCCATTTCCAACAGCAAAATAAGGAATTCCCTCAAATTTACCAGAGCTACCAATTTTCTTTTTTTTAGTCATTTAATTAGTTTTTTAATTACTTCATCAAACGCGTCATTCTTTCCAAATCTTGCTTCTAATGAAATCATATAATCTTCTGTGTTTGCTGATTGTAGAGTTTTTATTTTGGTGATTATCTTCTTGCGTTGATTTGTTTTGATTTGGGAGATGAAAGTTTTGAGGTCAGAATACATTTCCTCATAATCGCAACACTCAAAACAACTTCCACCTTTTTTAACAAATTTTGTTTTATCAAATTGTTTAATTTCTTTGTTAGTCATTGTTATTTTGGTTGGGGGTTGGTTTTATTGTTCTAAGTTTTAATTCTTTTATTTCTTCACTTGATAAAAACAATGTGTCTATATTATTTAATTGGGTAGTATTGCTTCCAATATGAAAACCATTACATTTATTCATTGATATTTTAAGGGCTTTATTTATCCTTTCAAAACATATTCTGGCGGTTTTTTTATCTTGATATTTAAATTCTAAATCTATTCTGATTGATATTTTTGGTGGTATTGAACAAGCCATATTTTTTACTCCTTCTGCGGATTAAGTTCCGCTTAATTGGTTAATTAAATATTTTTCCACATCTTTGGCATTTAATATAATGTTTTAATTGTTTTTTATTGATTGCCGACTTTTTAATCTGATATATCAATAAATCCATACCATTAAATTTATGCCAAAATGTTTTACAAATCCATTTTTTTATTTTCTTCATAATATAGTTCCGCTTATTTGGTTAAAAATTTAATATATTCCAAAGCCCGTTTATACGCTAAATCAAAATCATCAAAACTATAAATCAAAATCTGTTCTGCTTGGCTGTCGTTATCGTGATATACTTCTATATCAAAACTATCTTTCATATTTTCACATCGTTCGCTAAGTTTATAAAAATGGACATCTATAAAAATATCTTCGGTAATCCTTTTTTGCCAACTTCTATCACAGCTTGTAAATGCTTTATTCGGTGTATATTCTTTTAATCCTAATTCTAATATTTTTTTAATTGTAGTTTTCATATATTTTAATTTATCCACTTTATAACAGGACAACCAATAAAACCTTTTTCCCAAACAAACCAACCATAGGCAGCAGCTGATGATCCTGTCTTCTCAAAATTTCCATTTAATGCACATTTTAATCTTGAGCTTGAAACATAAATTGTTTTTGGTGGAAATTTTCTAAACATTTCTTTTCTTGCTTGTCCTTCTAAAAAAGTTAATTTTAAGAATAATGCTAATTTTCTGCCGTTAAATAATAAAGATAAAGATTGTTCAACAAATTCTTTAGCTAATCTATATGGTGGATTAGTTATAATATCGCCATTGTGTTTATCTATTTCTAATAAGAAATCTACATCTCCCTTGCCATAACCTCTATCAATAATATCTGTTGCTTTATTAAGTAAATTTCTTTTCTGTAATATTTTAGCTAAATGTCCTTCTCCACAAGCACACTCCCAAACATTATTAAATTCTTCAACTTCTAATAAAAGCTCAATAGCTTTTGGTTCAGTTGCGTAATAATCATGCTGTTCTCTTTCATGTTTTGAATGTGAAGATGCACCTAATGTAGAGAATGTTGATTTTTTATTACCTGTCCAATCTTTTTTCATAATTTTATTTTCTTTCTTTAAATCTAAATCCACACTCACTACTAACAATATCATTTGGTTCAGCAGGAAATGCTTTACAAAAATTAGGTCTTTTAGAATAAATTTTACATGCAGCTTTTCCTTTGCTATCAAAAAAGAGATTAGGACAATTATCGTTGATAATCCAGCCGTAAAGTAATCTGGGTTTCAAAACAAATAAAAATAATTTTAACCAAAGCGGAGTGCCTTTGACTAAATATCTTACATTGCAACACTTACCGCAACGATGACATGCTCCTTTGCGTTTATATAATCTTCTTTTTTGACGATAGATATTTTTATTACCAGTCCATATAGTGTTCATAGTAAATTTTCAAATAAATTAGCAGGAGCTTTATTTTGTATTCTTTTTTCTGCTATTTCAATATATTTTTTTGATAATTCTATTCCGATATAATCTCTATTTAAGTTTTTAGCTGCAACAAGCGTGGTAGCTGCTCCACAGAACGGGTCTAAAACAATTCCTTTTTTCCAACCTGCACCACATTTACAATCAGTCCAGCCAAGCGTTTCATGATTAGCACTAACATTTCCTTTAATTCTCAAACCAGCTGTTAGTTTATAATTTTGATGTTCAGTAATACCTTGTCCTTCTTTAGCTACTTTTTTGTATTGTTCTTGGCTTTGCTTAGGGTTATCGTGATGTATTTTAATTATTCTTGTTCTAGCTTTACCGCATTTTTTACAAATCCATTGAGGACAACTACTTTTAATTGGTTTAACACAAAGTTTTTCTGGAAATGCTGCAAAATGACATTCAGGAAGTGGTTGAGTAGCAATTTTCCACACATCTCCAGGATTCTTACCAATAGGATTACATAATGGATTTCCGTCTTTATCAAGATTTCCACTATGTCCTTGAAATCCCTTACCTGTTATTCCCATTAAGCGAGGTTTTATTCCTAATCTAACTTCACTTAAAGTTTTCTTCATATTATAAGCTAAACTGCCTTTCGGACTTTTTGTGTCTTTCATTCTATTATCTAAAGATTTTTTATTTTCTGGAATATTCCAAACATCTGAAGGATTCTTGCCTTTAGGATTTGATTTACCACCATAATTATCAAAAAAACTTCTTATTCTACCACTGCCATCTTTCCAACCAGTTTTATCTTGTGTCGCTTTTTGTTCCTCAGGAGTAATAAATTTTTGTTTCTTAGTTTTATAATTAAAAGCAAATTTATTTCTTTTAGCATTTGGATAATCTTTTTCTCTTTCAATTCCCATTGGTCTGTTTTCAAGAGTTGTAATTGGAATTCTTACAGCATCTAAATCAAAATTATAGCGTTTGCTTTTAACTAACATATAAACTGGTTCATAACTATTAGCATATCTATCTTGAACAGAACTAGGCATGTGATTTGGCTTATTCCAGATTATTGTATTTCTTAAAATCCAGCCCTGTTCATCAATCATTCTTAATATCAACCGCCAGTTTTGAAGAACTAAACACTTAGCTGGAACACCAGTTTCACCAACTTGTCTGCGTTGATTCATCATTGTCTTATGATTATAACCAGTTTTTCTTTCAATGCCTTCGCCACTTTCTTTTGCACCAGTTGCATAACAATCTCCATGATTCCAATACATTACTCCCGTTTTTTTCAAAATCCGCTTTAATTCGTAAGTAATAGCCAGTAATTTCTTAATAAATTCTTCTAATGTCGGCTCCAGCCCGATTTGTCCATCAATCCCGTAATCTCTTAAAGACCAGTAAGGCGGGGAGGTCATGATTGTATCAATACTTTCGTTAGGAAATGTTTTAAGAACTTCCAAAGTATCTCCTTGTATAATTTTGTTTCTTGGTATCTCTTTTAATTTCTCCATATAGTATTTATCAACTTTTATCTTAACTCTATTCCTGTAAGCCCGTGTGAACGCACGGGCGATTTTAGGAGAGGGGTCTTAGTTTCTTTTTACTGCAGGTAATGGTCGTAAATAATAAGCACTTAACTATAATGGAAATAATAATGAAATTATAGTATTTTCACCTGCAGTAAAAAAAAACTAAAATCCTAAATCTTCTATTTTAACACCACCATTATCTTTTTCTCTGGGAGTTTCTGTTTCATAGGCACATTCTATTTTTTTTGTTTCAGCTAACTCGGCTAAACTCTCTTTTTGTGTTTTATCTGATTTAATTAGTTTTATTCCTAATTTTTTTGATTTCTCTCTTTTGTGTCTTAATTCATTTAAAGCGTTCCATTTTTTATCTAATTCCATATATAATCTTGGATTTCTGATTATTTCTGAATCTGTTTCTGTATCAATTCTAATTGCGTCTAATTTAACTAAGTAATCAGTAAATTTCCATTCAGGATTATTATTCCAATCTTTAGCTAATTCTATTTCAAATTTTTCAATTAACGCCATTTCAATCGGATTATTAAGATTATATCCTCTATCTATATTCATTTGTGGAATAACTTTTTCTCTAACTCTTGAATTCTTAGCCATAAAAGATTGTCCATTTAAAGTAAAATGGGTAGCACGATTACCGCTTTCAAGAAATCTAACAATTACTTCTGCTTTTTCACCAGTCAAGTCGTAAGTTTCTACTTGACCGCTTTCATTTTTATAAATTAGTTGTTTCATTTTTTTATCAGACCATTTTCCCTGTTCGGTGAAAATGGTTTAACCCCTTTATTACATTGATAATGTTTTAACTTGACCTTTAGTTAATTTTTCCAAATTTTCGTCAATAAATTTTCCTACTGTTTCTAAAGTCCATTTAAAATCTGCATTCTCTTCAAGATAATTCATAACTTCTCCTATTCTTTTAACTGAATAACCTTTTAATAATTGAGCTGCTCTAATGTTCCTTGTTATAAAACTCTTCTTAGTATCCTTATTAAAGGTCTTTATACTCTTCTTATAAGCATATAAGTATATTATCTTAATATCTTTTTTAGGTTCTTCTCTTATAAGTGATAAATCTATTCTTATAGATTTATCTCTCTTCTTCTTATTTATATCATTCTTGTTTATAGTGTCGCTTCTGTATCGCTTCTGTATCGCTTCTAAATCGCTTTTTGTGTCGCTTTTCTTATAATAATAATTACTCATTGTTTGAAAAAAATGATACCTATTCACAGTTATTATCATTCCTCTTGTTGTTTTTCGTGTCGCTATCATTGTCGCTGATTTTAGGTATCTTATACAGTGGTCAATAGAATTCCTCTTTGCTCCTGTCGCTTCTTGGATTTCTCTATAAGTGATAAAATTATCTCCTCTTTTGAATAGTTTATTATTTTTATGGTTCATTTGATTAACAATATAAAACCAAATTTTAAACCATTTATCAGGTTTCCAGTAAAAAATATCACTGTGTATTGTTTGTCTTGCCCAAATAGTAGCACCACCTTTAATCTTTTTTTTTGCCATAATTATTTCATAATTATTAGCGGAAATAAAAGAGGCGGCTACTTTTACCACAAAGCAATTTAGCCGCCTCATTTATTTCAACTATTAAATTAAATATTTGCTTTGTGGATTTCATTATCTTGATTTTATCAAATCAAATAACTATGTCAAGTGAGTAAATTGTGGAGGAACTGGGGATAGCTAGGGATAACTCATAAAACACGATATGTCATTTCAATTGCTACAATTATTTGAGGTATTACCCAACACATCCAAGCTAAGAATATTAAAACTCCGATTTTTAGGATTAAGAAATTATTTATTTTCATTTTTGTATTAGTTATTCTTAGCTGGATAGGATAGGAGCGTTTATATGGGGATAGATAACAAAATAACTAACCCACTGATGGAAACTTCCTATCCAACGCCTCCAGCAAGCGTTAATTAACACCCCACCAGCTAAGAATAACTAATTTGTATTTTATTTTTTTTTCTTTTTTGTGTGTATTTTAAGAAAATCAAACCAACCTGGTTCTTTGGTATTTATTATACTTTGTGAGAACATTTGCCAACTATTCAGAAATTCAATAGTTTCAGAATCAGGTTCTTCTTTTATACTATCTAAAATCTTTTTTAATTCTTTTCCTGTTAAAAGCATCAATTCAAATAATTGTGTCCGACTAACCAGCCAACCATGCTTATAAGTAAGAGTAAGAGCAAAGAACAAAAAAATACACATAGTAACAGCGGATAAGATTGAAATTATAGTCATAAATTTAATGGTTAAAATGGTATTTCTTTAAGTAATACCTTATTTTTAGCTACTCTTTTTTTTTCATCGGCTTCCCTGTTTTCTCTGTTTTTTTTTCAGCCGCTTTTTCTTCTTCTGTTGCTTCTATTTCTGCTCTTTCAGCTAATGTCATATTATATCTGGCTTGTTTTTCTTCTCCTATTCTAATGAGATTAACTGTGTCGCCTACTTTAAGGTCAAGTTTTTCTAACTGCCTCCAGAATGTTTGACTGCTACGGGTCCAGATTTTTTCTTGACCTTGATTGTCATAAAGATTAACAAAGAAATCTATGAGTTTTTTCGTTCCGTCTGGAAAAATAACTTCAGAACCGTATTGGCTTTTACTTTCTCTCCAGCCCCAACATTCATTAGTTTCTTTATCTTTACGAACTTCAAACTTAACTGGTTCGCCCTCTGGGAGGTCAGCTCCTCTGACGAAAGGTGATACAAAGTCCCATTTTCTTTTAAAATCTGGCATATTTATTGGAGATTTTACCGCACTGTGCCAAACTTTACGATCTGGGTAAATTTCCCAAAAACCGTCTTTGTTTGATTCAATGATAGGAATAGAAATCTCTTGTGTTAGTTGTTTTGTTTTATTTTCCATTTTTAAAATGGAGTTGATTTGTTATCTGTTTTAGATTTTGATAATTTTTGAACTGATGGATTTGATCCAAAACTTGGTTTTTGTAGTTCAGGAAATTGCCAAAAGTTTTCTAAAATTCCTTCGGCATAATCACATAATTCTTTGACGGATATTTTACTGCCTTGATTAACTGAAGATGCACAGTTAATTGCTACGCTTGTTAGAATTTGTCTATCTTTCGGAGTTAGATTGTCCCATTTATCTTTTGTGTAATCTTTAAATGACATTATTTTGTATTATTTTTTTTACTGATATTTTTTTTCTTAATATCCTTTACTATTTCTTGCCATAAATAAACAACTACTGGTAAAAACAATATTCCACTAAGCAAATCTTCTACTTCCTCAGCAGCAAATAAGCAGAGAGTTACACCAATAACAATCACTACAAATGAGTAATATCTTAAAAAATTCAATTTAATCGCCTCCTTTCTTTTTTGGTTTTTTCACTTTAATTTTAATTGGTTTAGGTTCGTTTTCGCTATCATGATAACCACTTTTATAAGCCCATACCATACATTTACTAACATATTCAAATAAATTATCTAGTTGTGGATAGCTTGTGGCTAATTCTCTTATAATTATTTTCACTTCTTCTGGCAGTAAAGGAATTTTTACAATTTTTTTAGTCATAAATTTATTTTAGAATCCATCATCAATGTTTGTTTAATGCTTACAAAGTTTATTTTTCAAGTCGTATTTTTTATGGCAAGAAACACATAACTCAATATAATCACTTAGCTTTCTCTTATATTTATGGTCTATATTAGCCCAGTGTATTTTTCTTTCTTTATTTGTTGCTCCGCAATGTTTACATTTTTTAGGAATTCCTTTCCATCTCTTAACCCAAGAATGTAATGCATAATAACCAACCTTATCACCCTTCCAGTTATGTGCTTTATCGCCTTTATGGGCTTTTCCCATTTTTTTCTTTGTTGCCTTAGAATGTTTTTTGCCTTTATGGGCTTTACTTAGATTTTCTTTCATTTCATCTGTGAACTTTTTTCCTTTCCAATAACTTACTCCTCCCGTGAATTGTCCTAAATGGTTTCTTTTCATATTTCTAAAATCCATCATCTACTGGAGTAATATCTATTTCGTTGAGTAAGTCCTCAACTTCTTTATCTGATAAAGCATTGATTGTAGATTTGTTAAAACCTTTTATAATTAAAACATTTCGCCATTCTTCTATTTTGTCCTTGTAGCAATGATATTCATAATCTTCTATATTATCTGCGTTAATCATATTAGATAAGTTCATTTTCAATTTTTTCTAATTTTTTAAGAATAGCAGGAGTTATGTTTGGGTGTTTTTTTAGTTCTTTAATTTCTTTTGCGAGTTTTATGCTTTTAGAAATAATAGTTTGAAACGAATGATTTAACTGGTCTTTGGTCATTATTTTTTTTTCCATTTTTTTGTTTTTATTAAATTTATATACAAGCAACAGTCTTTATTTTTACAAATTTGTGTTTTTGAACTACTATTATCAGCTCTAACTATTGTAATAAGAGGTTTTTTACAAACACAACAAATTTTGTTTAATGGCATTGTCATGGTTTAGTCATAGATATAGAACAGAGGTCTTATGCTCTAATTATTAGACACAAGACACCTGTATCTATATCTTAATTCACACTATATACCTCTGTCAAGTGGAATAAACTGGGGATTATCTGTGGAGAAGAATCTTTTTGATTGATTCATTAAGATTGTGAAAAATCGTTAATTGGAATGGAGTAAGTTCGCCTAATTTATTCAGGTTAATTTTTTTAATATCTGTCATTAAGTATTTGGCACGATAAGTAAGAACATCAAGTTTGATTTCCTCTCCATAAATGGTTTTATTTAATACTTCATTAACTTCCATTTTAGAATTATTCAGAAAAGCCATCATAACTTTTTCATCGCCTTCATTTCCTATTCTAAGTAATGCCTTAAAATGATTCATATTTCCCAGTATTCTGTTATCGTATTTCTGTAATAGTTTCATTTCAACTTCTGCTCTTGGCATATCAGTAAGTTTTTCATAAATATTGGCTAATCTGTTAATTAGATGGGTATAACTGTAAGGAATCCGTCTTTCATTGACAAAAGATTGTGAACGCTTTGATAATTTCAAAATACCAGTCCACATTGAAACAGAACTAACACTCATTCCTAATAATTCTGCTACTTTTCTATTGTCTATATTTTCAGCTTTTTGGAATGTAGCCATTGCTCTGGCTCTATCAAAGATAGACCAGTTTTCGTGCTGTTCTTGCAGATGAAATCTCATCATCATTCTCTCGGAAACAGTCATTGGTTTGACTGTTTCCACTGGGATTTCTTTAAGATTAACATTCTTAGCTGCTCGGTAGCGTCTTTCACCATCAATAATAAGATATTTTCCGTCTTTATATTCTTCAACGATTAACGGATTAAGAATCCCTTTTTCTTGGATAGAGTGTTCTAACAAAGTTAGTTTTTCTCTATCAAATTCTTGACGGGGCTGGAGTGGGTCTGCAACTAATTGTGTAATTTTTACTTTATTCATTGTTTTTTTCTTGTTTCTTTAATACTTTTGCTTTCGCAACCAAGTTTTCTCTAATTAGTTCAAGCAATGCAAATTGGACATCTCCATTATTCAAATCTAATTGACTGTCTTGACTGTCTGTGAAGTAATACTTTTTAATTAAGTAATCTTCTGGTTTAAGTAATTTTTCTACTAAGTTCATAATTTTATTTCCTTTCTTTATTAGTTCTAAATCGTCTGCGGAATAACTATTTGAATTTCCGTTATCCCATTTGACACGAATACTGTCTATATCAGTAATTGTTCCTTTTACTTTTCCATAATCACCACCCCATAACGGGTTACTCTCTCTATCACCGTGATTATTGCTTGTGTATTTAACTCTGTCGCCTATTTTGAATTCTATTTTATTTGACATACTGTTCTCAATTAGTTCTAAATCTTTAACTGCGTAGAACATTCCATCTATAACAAAACAGTTTTCACTATCGTTTTCTTGATATGGATTGCCATATATTTTATCAATCGTTCCTGTTGCACTATGGGGACTGCCACTAAAATCATTACCTACTGTTTTACTAATTATCTTAACTTTGTCATTAACTTTGAATTTAGACATAATTGATTTTTAATTTGATACTAATAGTCCGACCTTTATCGTTTAACTATTTTTATTTATAATAAGTTTTGGAGGAATAGAATTTTTATTTTCTATTCCTCCAATTAGAGAGGAGAGTTTGTTTTGTTGCTTAACACTGTTATTTCTTGTGTCTGTTCTTGGGAACACCCCATCCTCCTGCCTTAGCGGCATCTGTTCTCGCTTGATGATGTGCTTCACTGGTTTGTCTTCTTGTTGCTCCAGTATCACGCCTTGCATCACTCTGGGTATATTTACCTGTGCGTGTGCTCTTTGCCATTTTGCGTCACCTCCTTGCCTCTAACAAGCTATATTAAGTTTTACTCTCCTCATTAAAAAAGAACTATTTAGCTTTTTGAATAACTTTAATCTCTTTAATACAAGACCTTGCAATCGCAAATAAAGCGTCTTTATTATCATCGCCTTCTCCGTTCGTATTCAAATATTGAAAATCGTGGCTTTGGCAAATTCTGATAAAATCTTTATCTTCATGGAAAAAATAGCCAGTCGTTTTGATGGTCATAGTATTAACCGCTTCGTCTATCCAAATTCTTGTTTCGTGTGGCTTGCTCCAACTGCTTTTACAGTGGCTATCCAACCAAGTAATCTCAACTATATCGTATTTATTTAGTTTTTGTTTTCTTTTGTTGTCCATACTTTTTATAGTTATCAATTATTATTTTAATTCGTTTTGTTATCATTTCATAAGGAATAACGCTTTTGAGTTCGTAATTTATATGGTTGATAGTATTTTCCGCCAATTCAATTTTGTATAATAAGTTTTCTTTTTCTTTGTTAGTCATCAGTATGAGTTAGAATTAAAAATCACTCGTTTTATGAAATTTCATTAAGCTATTTATTTGTTTTTTGTATTCATTTGGAATATAACTTTTTGATAAACATTTTATAACAAATGATGGGTCATATTCAGATATATCTTTTAAGAGATGGGCAAAATGAAACATGGTATTTTTTTGAATATTATCTTTTTCAGGATAACCATGCTTTTTTATGAATCTTTTTAATAAAAATAAATTGGCTTGGTCTATCATAAAAACTTGATAGTTTTTAATGGTTAATCCCTTGTTTTTACCTGCTTCTTGTCTTGCTTTAATAGCAATTTTACTCATTTGAATTATTTGATTTTGTATTTGCTTATTCATAATTTAAATTTAATTAGAATAAGGAGGAATAGAATTGGGTCCTATCCCTCCTCATTTAGTTACTCAATAGATTGGCTATTGCCTTTGCTATTGGTATGTGTGTTTGTAATTGGACAAAATACCATTGTCCGTTTGGATTTATTTCAAAAAAGATATATTTTCCTTCTTTTGTTACTGCCATATCAAGGCATCCAAAACGGAGATTCATTTTCTTCATGAAAAGTTTGATTTTACTGCAAATTTCACTTGGAAGTTCCGTTGGGGTTAGCTCTACTTCCGTATCGTTCAGTTTAGGTTTCTTTCGCCAGTCAAGGGAAGTTATGCTATCCATTTGGGAATCAATCTTTACGGGAAAGATATTATCTCCAACCACAGTTATTCTTAACTCATATTTTTTCTCAACGACTTCTTGAAAAATGGAGGGAGATAACTTAACCGATTCAATGGCTTTAAGATACTCTTCAGTCACCCTGTTAGTATAGATAACCTTGTCGTTCATAGGGGATGCTCTAAGCATTTTAACGATAATCCCGTTGTGTTGGCGATGGAAATCTACTACTCGCTTTGGGTTAGAACTAATCAGGGTATCGGGGACATTAAATCCCGATTCTATTGCCGTATTTAACTGGTAAATCTTGTCTTCTGCTTTCATTACGGTCCAGGGATTGTCTATCCACCTTTTATGGGCAAACATCGTCCAGATAGCTTCTTGCATTGCATAGAATTGCCTTGTAATAAAGTGCCTGTATTCAACTGGTTCAAATCTTCTAATCGGTTCTGGCATTATCGGTTTCAGATTCCAAATGGTTGAAAATTGTTCGGCATTGTATTCTTTTCCGTCTATTTCCATAACATAAGAAGACGAACCGTTCTTGATAATGTAATTCAGATATTCTCCCTCTAAACATTTATCTTGTTTAAAGATAACTGCTTTTTCTCCGTTCTTTTCCATTTCTTGCCTAACTAAATCAAACGCTTCAAGCTCCCACAAATTAGAATTTCCTATCGCTAGTATCATTTTTACCTCCTTTTGTAAAGGAGGGTAGCCAAAGGTTTATTTTCAGCTACCCTGTTTGGTTGTCCCATAATCAAGTGTAATCATGGGAATCAATGGAGTTAAAGTGTCCACAGGTTGTAGCACATGTTGCTCCCTCATACTCCACCATAAACAGAAGAATAAACGGCATTATACCTTTCATGATTCTCACCTCCTTTCGTTGAGTTTTATTGAGTTTTATAAAGAACTGCTACTTCTCTCTATTCTATCAAAAGGTATATACCTTGTCAAGTGTTTTTTACTCTTTATTATATTCTTTTTTAACTTTTTCAATCCAATTTTCAACCTTATTCAAATCATCAGCCACAAATATATTTTCAATTTCTTTATCGCTATCAAACTTTTCGCCTAATGTTTCCATTATAATTTTTAACGCTTCATAAGTTTCTTTGTTCATTTTTTTCATAGTTTTGTTTTTTAGTTTAATTTTTTATTTCGGTTGTCATAAAAGAAAATATATCAATATCAATTCCTGCATTATTTAGTTCCATTAACTGTATCAAACTATCAAAACTAATATCAATTTTATCTAACATTGCTTGCTTTAAGATAAACTGTTTTATCTCTTCACGCATATTCTCTGATAATTCGTAATAATTCAAATGTATTTTATCCATAGTTTTATTTTTGACTTTCAACTTCAAAGGAATACATATTTTCATCACAATTAGGACAATAATATGGATAGTCAATATCCTTACATTTTTCTTTTATAACTTTATAACCACATCTTTTACAATACTTATTATTCGTTTTTTTCTTTTTCATAGTTTTATTTTTGGCTTTTTTAATAACTTCGCACTAATTCGTAAATGTTCATTATATCCGCTTGGCTGTAATAATTAAGTGTTTTAGATGATGTCCTTTGTATTGTTTTTGATACTTTTTAATCGCTCTATTAACTGCGACACTAATACTTGTTGCGATTTCTGCATATTCTTCAACTCTTTTATTCTGATATTCTTGACTAATTCTAATATAATAGTTTTTCATTATTTTTATATTAAACCTCTTTTTCTTAATTCTTTTTCAAGCGATTCTAGATAATTGCATTCATAATTTCCGATAGATAAGACATTCTCAAAATCCCATTTAAAATCTTTATAGTGCTTAATTAACTCTTTGTTGGATAGTTTTTCAAAATCTTTTTTTTCTTTTGTTGTTTTAGTTTCTTTTTTAGTCATAGTTTTATTTTATTTTTCTTTAATTCTCTTTAACTTCTGTCCACTCAAGCAACTCAACATCGCCTGGAGTAATATACTTTACTAATTCCTGTAATTCGCAAATTTCTCCGTAACTTATTCTTTCGGCTTTTATTTCTTTTCTTAATTCTTCTAATCTTTTGATAGCTTTTTTTGTTTCCATAGTTTTCTTATTAACTTTGATATACTCTATCCTAGCATATAAGGTATATACCTGTCAAGTGTTTTAAAGCTTATCTAGATTCTAACTCTTAGCTATTATTATAGCTTAGTTATTAACTAAGATGACTAGTATTATCTAGTATATAATTTAGTATTATCTAGTATCTTTAACTAGTATCTTCTAGTATCTTCTAGTATCTTCTAGTATCTTTAACCTAGTCCCTATCAATTAATAAAAAA